AATACACATCTGATACGTCGTCTGCGAGTAATTTAGGATGGGGCGGGACGAGTGGCGGAACGGCTAACGCCCAGACCGTGACGGTTTCGGCCTTTTCAAATGTGAATGGACAGACCTTTTACTTTAAGGCTGGCGCTACAAACACGTCTGCCTTAACGCTTACAGTCAACGGCGGTTCTGCGATTAGCGTGGTGCGTGACACGCCGACAGGAACGGTTGCGCTGACGGGTGGTGAGGTGGTGTCGGGCAACATCATCGGCGTGACCTATGACAGTGGCACAGGTGTTTTCCATCTTGTCACGAACAACTCACGGCTGTTCGGTTATGCGAATGCGGTGCCTGCTGCCATCACCATGGACCTGAACGCTTCAAGTTCGCACGTCGTGAACGTCACAGGGTCTGGCGTCAGCATTTCAAGTTTTGGCGCAGGCGGTGCGTCTGCGGCTGCGAACACGATTTTCTTTCTGCAGTTTAACGGCACGAACACTGTCGTAGCTGGGGCGAATATCACCACGCCGTCTGGTGGTAATATTGTTGTGTCGAGTGGCGCGTCTTTGACTGTGTTGTATCAAGGCGCAAACTCTTGGCGAGTGCTGCAAGTCACTGGCGGTTCGAGCAGTGCGATTGGGCAAATTGCCGCATTTGCGACAAGCACTTGTCCGACTGGCTGGCTAAAAGCAAACGGAGCCACTCCTGCGCAAGCGACTTATCCAGGTTTGTATGCGGCTATCGGCACGACATGGGGTCCGGCGGCTGCGGGCAACTTCACGCTTCCTGATTTCCGTGGAATGTTTTTGCGCGGGATTACGGACGGACGTGCGACTGATCCGAATGGCGGGGCGTTGACTGCGCAGGCCCTTGCTGCTTTTGTGGACGATCAGTTTGAAAGCCACACACACACTTATACCGCAGGAGGGTCTTCGACGATTGCCCTTTCGGCAGGCGGTGTTCCAGTCAATCAGTCGGCACCTTCTAGCACAAATACTGGCGCAACTGGCGGAACGGAAACAAACCCGAAGAACGAAGGTGTGCTTTACTGTATTCAGTATTAAGCCCACTTGATAGCTAGTGCGGGGTGGGATTAACCTGCCCCGTGCATTTCCCTAGCCAGCGGAACGTAAGTTTCTGTCCCCGCTTGACGCTGAATAATCCCCGCCTTTTCCATTAAATTCATAATACGCTCCGCTTTTTCGGCGGGAGTGCGCTGTGATAAAAACCGCAAGATTGTTGCCGCAGCAATCGGGGCGCGGTGCTTCACATAAATGCTGAATAAATACTGGAATGTTTCTTCGATCACTTGATCGTCGGAGCGCATAATCATGTCGCGGAAGATTTGCGGCATCAATTCTTCAATCTCAAGCAGCCAGCCTCTCGCCCGTTCGACATCTTGCATTCGAATAGCGAGTTCTTCGCCGCGAGCCATGGCGGAAGTCATCGCGAGTTTGACGGCAAAGATTGTTCCTCGACGTGGAATGTAGTTTGCAAGTTTCGGATGATCGGGAACTGGTCCCCATTTATCTTTGCGCCAGCGCTCCATGTCCGCGATAGCTTTCGCGTCCCATTTCATTTCACCGTAATAATCTGCGCAGGCATCTAACTTTTGAACAAGTTTCTTCTGCTCCGCGTCCATGTTTTTGTATTCGCCAAACAGCGGGACATCAGGCATGGACGAGGAATAGACCATTAAAAGTCGCGAGGTCCAGCCCATTGTCCATGCGGCCTCGGGAAGCAACGTCGCCAAGAAACCGGGCTGTGATCCGACGAGCAGCGTGGTCATGGGATTGTGAATTTCAATCGGGTCTTTCAAACTGTGGCGGCGTTCCTCACGGTATGTTGCTTTGTGGTCGAACAACTCGTTGATGATGGATAGGAAGTTTAAGTCATGGGCGTTAATAAAAACACCTAGCTCTGCTGCGAAGACAAATAGGTGGTTGTAATCGAGGACTCCAGAGTTGTTGGGCTTGAGCACTGACCGTGCGGAACGTCCTAGCGCGTCAATGTATGAGGCGGCTGTGACGCTGTTCGGAGCGATGTGAAATTTCTTCGTGGCCTTGAGCAGCGCTTCGGCAGGATTGATCGCTTGCGATTTGCCGATACCCGGAGGGGCCACGAGCATTGTGTAGAGGTTCGCATATTGCGGACCTGCTTTTGTCATGCACCAAACACGTTTTTCTAACGCGCCAGAAAGCGTGGTGATCGCCGCCCATTTACGGAAAATTTCTGGTGACGGGCGCTCGTCAGTGAACGCCACAAAAGAATCAACAAAGTCCACCCCAGGCTCCCTGCATTTCTAAAAGCAAATTGCTATTAAAGTTTTTGTGAGAGCAGAGGTGTTCTTCTGCGCTCGTCCTTTTTGTTTTTCCATTTAGCCAAACCATCGGGATTAGAGTCTGGGTCGAAGTTGCCCCAGTTCCATCCGACTTTCGCTTCGCCGGGGACGACTAACTGATGACCGTCTTTTTCAAATGCGAGATCGAAATGTGAAAGAGCCTCGGAGATGATGTCAACTTCGTTAAGGTGTTCGGGGTATTGAAAGTAAAGAGCGTCGTGGACTTGGGCAATTAACTGAACTTGAGGCATGTGTTTCCAAACGCGCCAGAGGACTAGGTTCAGCCTCTCCGCCGTCGCGCTCTGTGGTGAAAACGCAATCGCCTCGCGGAGCGTCGAGTCATCGTTCGCTCGTCCGAAGAACGTGCGCTCTCGTCCGAAAGGTGTGATGATGCGGTTTGAGGTTTGGAGTTGTTGGGCGACCCATCTATGCCATTTTGGTATTCCTGAGAAACGCTCGAAATATCGGGTTTGGAATTGTTCGGCGACGACAACGGGGAGTTTGGCATGTCGGGCCATGGTCGGAGGTAATCCGCGATAATTGCTTCCGTGCCCGAGTTTCTTCGCCATGTCGCGGTAGGTGAGGTGACGGTAGAAGGGGGTGTCTGCGATTTTACGATCGGCCTTTGGATCGTCTGTCCATCCCAATTCGGGCCAAGCAGTCCTTGCCACAAGAGTGTGAAGGTCGCCACTATAGCAGGCGTCCAGATAAGACCAATCACCGCAGATGGTGCCCGAAAGCCATCCCACTTCTCTACTCTCTGCCTGTTCCAAATCAATGCCGCAGAGTTTGTAACCGGGGTCGGCGACAAACATTTTTCGCAGAGACGAAGTAATGTTTTGTAAATTCGTGCCGGTGCCGAAAGCGTTTGTGCTGGATGAAAAGCGTCCTGTTTCTGTTCCTGCGACATTGTAAGAAGTCCTCATGCGACCGTCGCTGTCCACTTCCGTGTTGAGCACGGAGAGTTGTTTCACAGCGTCTCGGATAGCCAGTATGGTTGCCACCATTGGACGGGCGTGAAAGTAGTTGTCGAGTTTTTCAAGAGCCTCTCGGTCCATGGACAATTTGCGCTCCCCCTTCTTCGAAGTCCAGATTTCGGGGATACGCATGTGTTGAAAGAAAAATTCTTGCAGCATCTTTGGGGAATTGGCTTTGAGGGGCTTGTCCCAGACGGCATAAGCAAAACGATTGAGCAAACCAGTAAGGCGCTGGATTTCGACAGTAAGCGTGTCAATGCCTTTTTGCCTTTCGTAAGAGTCAATGCGAAAGCCCCGCTGCATCATGTCCATAACAGGGGCCTGGAGCGCGCGGGTGAAATTGTAAATGCGGGGCGCTGGGCCGATTGCACGAATAGCGTCGAGCACTTCATGCGTGATGCAACAGTCCAGACCATTGTAAAGCTGTTCGTTTTCTGCGAGCACAATGCCTTCTTGCAGCGTAGAGGTGTCGATGATTGGCATTAGAGCACCATGCCGCAAGCAACAAATAGCACCCAAACGGCTAACGCTTTTTCAGAACCAGTCACGATGTAATATGTGAAAGGCACGAATGAGAGGATGAGCGGTGAAAGCATTAGAGCAAACCTTTCATATGCAGATGGTTGAACACTCTGCGCCATGCGTAGCTCCTTACAATACTTACAATGGTAAAGATCGCGGTGAGGCTGATGTTTTCTTGGAGTGAAGGGTGTAGGTTGAACCATGGGAACACCAGCCATTGCGTCAAAAGGGAAGTTACAAATCCAGAAGCGGTGTTTAGAAAAGCCTCCAGAAAGGAATGTTTGCGTGATTGCATTTAATCATCCTTTTTCATCTCCGTGATTTTCTTCCCGCGCATTGTTTTCCACGCGGGTTCGGAAGTATAAACGCTGCCTAAAAAGCCCAGCCCCTTTTGCATTTCAGGATAAAGGGCGTGGTGATAAAGCATTGTGTCTTCGAGGCACGAACGAGGACGATAACCTTCTTTCATTAAGTATTGCAAGTCATAAAGACCGTTCTGGAAGATTTTAACAACGAACGGGTTTTCGAGAATGCTCCGCACAACATTCCTAGCATCACGCTCAAGTGTTGCGCTGTCCCAATAGTTTCCGCCTTTCGAGCGGTCCCAGAATGGAACGACCATTGCGTTTTCAGCGTCGGCGCTAAATCCGATCATCTCGATCATGCCGTATTTTGTTTCGATGTCGCAGGCGCTCTCAGCACGAATGTGTTGTGCGATCCATTCATGGCATTCTGCGATTGTCGGGTTGACCAAAATGCGTCTGGAGGGTCTTTTGATTTCTGGGAAAAGACTTTCGCGTTTAGCCTTCATTAAATCCGCGAGGGTAATCGGCCTATTGGCCCAATTACGCAAGACTGCCGAAGGGTGATAGGTCGGGAGGACTTTGCCGCCAGCAAGAGTTCCTGTTGCCACTGTCCCGCGTAGGCTTCCAAGACCATTAGTGCCAAGCAAAGCCCAACAAGCTGTAGCCCCCAAAGCGACAGTGATATTAGGGCGAACTTCTTCCAATTCGACACGGAGGCGCTCCAGTTCTGACAGATATTCGGGGCGAAGATATTGTCCGACTTTACCTAAATGGGGGTGGGAATAGTCTTCGCCGCACTCAGCCTTTTTGCAACAAAGCGCGGTGAAGTCATTGTTTGGGGGACGCAGCGCCAGCACATTTGTAAGAAAGCAATCTTTTCGAGCAATCCCTGCCTCTTTCAGCATACGAGTCAGTTCTTGACCTGCGTAGCCTTGGAAGGGCTTTCCGACCATTGCCTCTTGCTCACCCCAGGCTTCACCGACAAACGCAATCTTTGCGTCTTTCGGACCAGAAGAATGAGCGAATGCTGGCGCTGCGTTGTGCATGTTACTGCTGCTTTGCGGTTAGAGCTTTGACAAGCCACATGGCTCCGGCTTCGAACGAAGTGATTGCTTGGCCGTAAAGTCGCAGTTCTTCGTCTTTAAGTTCGGAGCCAGCGCCGTCCGGCATCATGTCGTAGCAAAAGTCGATCAACTCTGCCGCAAGACGCTTTGCTTCTTTCACGTCTGCTTGTTCGGAAGGGTTGAAAGATTTGCGGACGATCTTTTCACCGAATGACAGATTTGCCATCAGCGGTTTTCCTCTGCGACGATAGCGAGCAGGAGCAAGCTGTAAACCACCATGTCGTCGATGCGATCACGGATGGGCTCGGACCGCGCACGGGATTTATTTTCGCGCACATCTTTGACGTATTGTGTGATAGTGTCGATGTGCTTGCCAGCAAGAAAAAACCACGCGGTTGACATGGGGACGCCCTGCTGGTCTGCGAGGCGACGGAAGTTTGCCAAAATGTCAGTCTTGTCGCCGTATTCTGCATTCTTCGTGGTGAATAGCTTTTCGGCCCGCTTCATCGCATCAGCCATGATGGTAAGCTGCGGATTGCTGCCAGCAAGATTGACGGGGGCGGCGAGAGAATGGGGGACTTTGTTCACAGCGGGCTCCTGTTGTGCGACGGGTTTGATGTCAGCGATGGTTTCGTAAAGGTCGTTGATGTCGATTTTTTCAGCGAGTGTGCTCATGAGGTTTGCTCCTTTTGCATGGACGATGCTTTCCGCAGCACACGCGATTGATTGAGGGCTCGTCTCGCGTTTGTCACGTATTCATCGTTAATCTCGAGGCCGATAACATGATCGGCTCCGAGGGCTTCTGCGGCCCGCAGCGATGACCCACCACCGCATGTCGGATCGAGAAATCTGGTGTTCGAATCGACAAACATTTGTAAAAAGTGTTTGAGGACTGGTTCGGGTTTGGTGTGGGGGTGATGCTCCTTGTTTGTGGGGGAAGCGATTGCGTTGCTGACGGGCTTCACA